AATTGTGGCCCGGGCGGTCTAACTGTATGTCTCCAATGGAGTCGAATAGTGAGTATGTCATTGTTCCCCTTTTCGTTCTAGTGGCTAGTGGTGTGGTGAGCCTTGCCACTAGAAACAAGGCCCACCGTAGACATCCCGCCAACTCATTTGTGACGGGTACGCGGCTTCCCCTCCGCTGGAATGTCTGTGGCCTTAGTTTGGTCAGCCGTAGGTGCCGTGTCAAGGACTTTGACTATTCTGGCGTGTTGGGCATTATCTCAGGTGACCAACGGTCACGTAAGAATCGGCGGTAGGCAAGTGTTGGTTTACCGTCACGGATCACGATAAAGGCTTGCCCATCAATGCCAAGGTGATCGAGGTCGAATAGGTAGTAGGAGGCGTTTAGCACCCGTGCCGTGTCTGGTTCCAATGCTCGGCCCCCCTGCCGTTGTCCCATGCCGTGTAAAAGGCGCGGTCTTGCCAGTAGCGGTTCCATGTTTGGATCGGGTGATCCCTTAGTGCCTTGATTTCTGAGATCAGGCCGTCGGCTGTCGATCGACTCTCGCGGATCATCATGTAAGTAAGGCTAATTCTCCATTGAGAATCGAGAAATTGGTACGCGCCACTAGCACTCGATACGGTGCCGCGGGCCCTATAGTTAGATCGGGATTCCCTGTGCATTATGCACTTACGAACCCCTGCCCATTTATGGTGGTAATGCTGCCCCGTGTACAGGCTAGGTTCGTGTCCCTTCCAGTCTTTCGCGTCCATCGAGCTCGATGCGCATGCCGGGGCCGTGAGTAGCGCCGCGCAGATTAGTACCTCGGTTATCATTTGTGCTCGATGATCGTCACCGTGCTAGATATTCGTGTGCGCCGAACGATGTAGGCGTCTACAGATTCGCGATCAATCCGACGGTGCCCGCCGGGTGTGACAATGGCGTCGATGCGGCCCGCATCCGAATAGCGCCTAATCGCATCCCGTGAGACGCCTAGCATTTCGGCGGCTTCCCCTGGTCGAATGTAATCTGACATTTGTTCCCCTTCGATAGGCGTCGAGCATAACCGCTATTTGCTTGTTTTACGTGCTTTTCTCAGGTCGCGTGTCCAACGTGCTTTAATAATGGGGGACCGGGCAAGAATTGGCAAAGGGAACACGGTTCCGTCACGGTCAGCGGCTGACGTGAAAGACACATGGATATGGGCTGTGTGCCCGTAATTACCGTGACGCCACGACCAAAAAGTCTTGCGGTATGTACCGGAGGCGATCCGGTTCTCGTAAACCACATATTTAAGGCGCGACGCGCCGGGGAGCCCGCTGGCCGCATAATCAAGGATCTGGTTAGCCAAGAGCCGGGCGGTACGCCCATTCGCGTACGTGCCTAGCCCCTCATCAATGTCGATCGCGTGCACCACACCGGCCTTATTCGGGTTGTGGTCCGATATTCTTTCAGAGTGGGCACGGTCCCCGATCCACCCATCGGAGGCTTTGTCACGCTTAGGCCAGCGGCGGTTCACCTGGTCGCGCAGTGTGACGCCGCCTTTACATAGTCTCGCCATGATCTAGCCTCCCATATCTCGGGTCGTCGCCGTTGAGCGCGTTAATTATCACGGGTATTACTGCCGCTGATATTGCGACTATTAGGGGGTGAACGTCTGCCGTTGCGAGCCACGACAGTAGTGCACCGAGTGCAGCGCCGCCCGCTATTTTGACGATGGAGCCTTCCCACGTTGAGGCGAGCCAATGCTTCATTACAAACCTAACTTTTCGATTATTTGATCGACTTTTGAGGACACGTCTGCGAGTGAGTCGCCACCGTTGTGGAACCCGGGCTGTATTGGTTTAGTCGCTTTTTTTATTTCATCCCGAACCACGTTGCGGATGAGCCACACAAGACCAGTCCCCATGATTGCGAGGGCTGCTAATGCTGTGGCTATAAGCCCGACGACGTCCGTAAAATTCATGGGTTTACCCTTTGAGTTTGGCTCGGACGATAGCCCTTGCGCGTTCGGTTTCGGTAGCCACTTTCGGATGCTTCGATGACGTTGGCTTCTTCTTGACCGGTTCGACTTCGACCGTATCGACGTGTAGGTCTTGATCTATTTCACTCACTAGGTGCCTCCTCTATTTGTGGGCTAACGAACTCATCAAGCACCGGGTCGTAGGTCATGCCTTGGCCTGCGTACTGGCCTCTGAAGTTCCCGTTGTACGACGTTTGCAACCAGTCACCGTTAAGGCCAAGGGAATGAATGAACAGTAAGCCGGTCGCTTCCGAATAAGGGAAGTCTTGCGCCCCAAGATCAGAGTTGTCTACAACGATCACGTTGCGAACAACATTGTTGTCGTCTACTTGCGCGAAGTGAGCCACTTACACCACCACCCTTACGATTACGAGGCCAGATCCACCGGGACCACCAAGCCCACCAACACCACCGTTTTCGCCGCCACCACCGCCGCCGCCACCTGTGTTTATTCCTCCGGCTGTTGCTGTCGCTGACCCGACGGAGCCTGCCCCGCCACCACCGGAACCACCGGCACCGGCACCGCCGCCACTATTTGATGCACCACCACCGCCACCGGCCCGAGTCGTTATTACGTTGTTTAATGAACTACTAGTCCCGCCACCACCTGCACCGGCGGGAGGGCTTGTTACTGCAACACCAACCGCACTTGATCCTCCACCCCCACCTCCGGCACCACCGGCACCGGAACCACCGTTATTACCAGCGGGTGATATTCCCGATCCGCCAGCATTATACGAACCCCCACCGCCGGAACCACCGTTATTCCCAATGCCATAAATTCCACCACCGCCGCCGCCACCGGGTGAGATAAACAATCCCAGCGAACTGCTTAACCCGTTTGTACCGTAAGACCGTTGATCCGCCGGGAGTGTTCCAGCCACACCACCGGCACCGATGGTAACTGTGTGAGTGGACTCCGATAGGTAAAGATTGTTGATTACTAGATGTCCTCCTGCCCCTCCAGCACCGGAACCACGTGTACCCCCGCCGCCTCCTCCCCCAACGAGAAGCACATCAGCGAACCCAGCCCTGTCCACAACAAGGGAACCGCTACCCGTGAACGTGATGTACTTGTAATTTATGCCGCTGCCGTCTGTGTATGTGCCGGTGGCCGCGTTCGTGAAGTTCGCGTCACCGGCCCCGCTAAAAAGCACCCATGCACTACCGTCGTACCGGTAACCTTTGTTATCGTCGTTCAGGCTACACATTTGACCCTGAACCGGGCTAGGTATTGCGGCGTCACGTGCTGCCGCGTTAGCGAACGGATTAACGCCGACGATGTCGATACGCTCCGCTAGCGCCTCAGAGGCACCGGGGTAGTTCGCGACTAGGTCGGAGGACTCCACATAAGGATTCCCTACCGGTGTAACTGCCATTTTATAACCTCACTAGATCGGATTGGGTAACGATTTCAAACCATTGAGCGCCCGGGCCAACCTCTGACCACGCAAAGCCCGGGGAGACTTGACCCCATTGTAGGACCTGCAAAGAGAATCTAGGGTCTGATATGGACAGTGTCATAATGTGCTGCCCGTTGTTGTAGGAGTCCGTCCATCCCTCAACGATCCCGTTAAAGTCAGGATACGGGCCCGAGGCCGGTAATCCCCTCACGGTTACTAGGTCACCGGATACGAGTTCGAGTAGTGCGACCGTGTCGTCGGCATCGAGTTGGTCTACGAGCACCGATATTTGACCGAGGTTCCATAACCCGTTCGCTTGCGCTGTCATGATCCCCGCGGCCCGTGTCGTGGCGTCGCTGAGGGTTTTAATGTCCGTGTCGAGCCGGTATTCACGGCGCCCGTATTGAGTGATCGAGGCGCTATCCGTTTGGCTCACCGACAGGTCAGGGCCATAAGTCACCGTCACGTCGTTAATGAGTGGTGTCAAAGTCTTGGCCCATGTCGGGGCAAAGATTACCCCGGGGGCTTCGAGGTTGAAACTGAGCGGGAATAGCGGGTAGTCGGCCCATGTGCCTTCGGCTTCTGACCAGGTGCCGACCTGGTTAGCCCATATTCCGGAGAATGTAGTTGATCCCCGGTTCCCGTAGTCCTCGAATATGATTCGGCCCGTCGGGTCGTCGTAATACGTGGCCCCGGTTCCTTGAGCGATACGGGCTAGGGCGTCGAGGGCCGTGGAGGGTTGCGCGTCGGCTTCGAGGATCGCGTACAAGGTAATCGCCGGATCTCCCGCGTTAAGGTAATCCAGTCCAGTGGCGTCAAGAATGTTGGTCACACGTTGCCGGGCGCTTTGCTCAATGTACCCCGAGGCACCGACATCGGTGTAGCCGAGTTTGGCTAGGTTGCCCATCGCCGTAATCGTCGTGATCGCGGTCGGGGTGCCGGTGCTAATGAATGACACGTACAGGTCACTAATCGCACCGGTGAACCTATCGACACCATCGAAGGATATTGCGACCGTGTCGGCGAGTTCCAGTAGTGGGCCAGTGTCGCCACGTAGCACTATTTGCGTGTTCGAGGCGGTCGGGCTTGAGGTCACGTCACTACGACCGTGGGCTACCGTAACGTTGAACTCAAATAAGTCCAGGTCAATCACCGACCCGGCCAGAGTAATTTCAAGGGTCATGAGAGCACCGGGGTGACGACCGCGCCACTACGACTGTCGGCCTGCCGCACGATATTTGCTAACGCTAGGGCTACCTGTTGCTCTGTGATAGCGAGTTGGCGTTGCGATTCGCGAGCCGATACTTCAGCCCGTGCCGCTGTCCCAAACGCTTCCGCTTCACGTAGGGCGGCTGCGACGTCTTGCTCGAGTTTTGCTTTGAACGCGGCCCCGACCGGTTTCGCTATTTGCTTCCCTATTTTCTTGAGCCGGTCGCCCTCTTTAGATAGTTGCGTGGCCAGCCCGTTAACGGTCTCAACACCGGAGGCGACACCTGCCAAAAGGAAGTCCGGGACAATACTCATCGCTAGCAGGGCCGTGGATTCACGTACACCCTCAAACTTATCCGACATAGTAGGCACAAGCCCGTCGTCGATGAGTTGCGTGGCGAGGGCTGTACCGGTAACCGGCCCGAGTGAGGCTATCGCGTTAATAAATTCGGCGTCACCACCGGCGTCCCGGATTTTGACCAGCACATTACCAAACGCGTTCGCCTGGTCGATCTGTTTGTTAAACCCTTCCAACAAACTGACCCCTGTGGCGTTGCCTAGTTTGTCAAACTGCCCGGTAAACGCTTCCTCAAGGTCGATCCCACCGAGTAGGTTTTTCTGTATGTTGTCGGCGTAGTTGGTAACCGATTGGGCGGCGGCTTCGAGTTTTGTTTTCTGTAGGTCAAGGTCGGCGTTAGTGGCGGCAAACCTGATCCCTAAGGCCTCGTTCACGTCTAATAGTTTTTGTTGCTTTTTCGTTAAAGTTTCGGTCGCTGCACTCGACCCGCCGGTCGCGGTCGTGTTGTCTTCTAGGATACCCGTGTAAGTGTGGGTGAAAGTGTTCACTAATTTTTGGCGCTCGGCTAGGTCTTTGTAGCCCTTGTTTTCTTCTTTAATCGCGTCAAGCCGGACACTATTAACGGACAGGTACCTAATGAATTCGTCGCTCGTTAACCGGATCTGATTAGAGTAGTTACGCCACGACGGGATCGTTGATTCAACCGTATTCGCTAGGTTTTGGGCCGCGACCTCCGTGTTGTTAAGTCCACGGAATAGAAACCCTAATGGGGAGTTAGGCCCCGTGAGGGACCCTAGTACTTCACCGAACACGGTAGCGAAACTACCGGATGCTACTGCTAGTCCTTCCACGCTTTGAGTTGCCGTGTCGGTTTTAGTGCCTGTTCGTGTTATGGCGTCGTTATATGTTTTAAGGGATTGAGTTGCGAACGTGCCAAACGCTTTACCGACTCCAGAGATAAGCGGCTCGAGGTCTTGCATCGTGTCTACGAGATCCTGAGTCTGATTATTAGTATCACCGAGGGCGCTGAGTAAGCCTTGACCAAACGCCTCTTTCATGTTGTCCGTGGCCGTGGTAAGGCGTTTAATTTGACCTTCGAATGTTTGGGCGCTCGTTGCCGATTGACCCGAGAAAGTGGTTGCGAGGCTTTTACTAATCAAGTCCATGTCACCCGTGGCGAGGGTGGCTTTATCGATACCGGCCCCGAGACGGGATAGGCCTTGCGTGTTGCCGTCGTATCCTCGACCAAGTGCTTGGACGACAGAGTCGAGGCTTTTACCTGACCCTGCACTGACGTCTAGGGCGAGGGCTAGGGCCTCGTTTGCTTCTTCCGTGTCGCCGATAGATCGCACTAGCCGGTCGTAGGCGGGCCGGAGTTCATCGTCAGCGATACCCAGGGATCGTTCAAGGCCGGATATAAACTCTTCGATCTGAGGTTGGTCGTGTGCGAGCCCGACGTTCGTTAAAGTCGTGGCTAATCTTTTGAGTGAGGCTTCATCGTCCATTGCGGCCTTGACACCGTCTACCCCAAACTTGACCGCGAGGGCCCCGGCTGCTGCTGCTGTGGCGATAAGGGCAGGGCCGACAAGTGAGGACATTGTTCCGGCAAACCCTTTTAGGCCGCCTTGCGCCTGATTGAGTCCAGAGTTGAATTTCTTGAGGTCAGCGGTAACGAAGATTTGGAGGGTTTTCCCGCCGGGGATCGCCATCAGGTTACGTTCCATTTCGTTACAAGACCGTTAACTGCTTTAGCCCATTCTTCTAGGGCGGGCTTCTGATATGTGCGGGCCTTGAATAGCCAGGTCGTCCGTGTAAAAGGTGCGGTCGAGTCGCCAGGGTCTCCAGTGTCAACGGGATAGCGAAGCATGTTGCTAGAAGCGCCCCCTCTTTTCGTTGCTTTCTTTTGAGCCCCGATCATAACTTTAGGGACACGGTCGGCACCGGCCCGAATACCTGACGCTAACGCTTCACCCCACGGGCCAGACTGTATAGCGGATGCTTTGAACGCGGTGACCATGTGTTTTTCTGCAATCACCTTCGAGGCTTGCCGTAGCTCTTTTGAGGCGTCTTTACCTAGTTTGGAGAAGTCCCGCAATAACTCATTAAGCCCGACGATGTAGGTGTCGAATTCTTTAGCCATTGTTTAACACCTCCCAATAAGTAATAACCTCTTGCATGGATAGTTTCTTGACCTCGTTGAGTGGCCAACCAAGATGTACCGACAATTCGATTATGAGCCTTTCGTCGGTGCCAGGTCGAAAGGGTCGACATCCTCCCACACGGCTTCTACGATAATCTTTTTTCTTAATGACCAAGACTCCACGGTTTTAAGATCCCCTGGTTCTTTTCCTTCCACCTCGTAGAAGGCAATGGTGAGGGCCCGGCTTTCGTTTGTGTCGTAGTCTTTGTGGATAATGCGTGAACACATGAGGCTGTGTCCTTGAAGCATCTCGAAACTACGGGCTTCGACGTCTTGCCCACTGACATATATTCGTGCTCGTTGCATTGTGTTCCCCTTTGCCTATGAAAAGACGACGGTACCCGTCAATGATGTGGACACCGTGACGACACCGTCAGCGGGCGTAGTCAGGTCGGCGGATTCGATGAACATCGAGGCCCCGGTCCACGTTCCTGATGTTGACTCGACCACGACCGCGACGGATGCGGCAGCAGCGATAGCGGTTTGGAGTGCGCCGTACATTCCGCTTACCTCATCAAATAGAAAATCGAGACTCATCGTGCTGTTGAGGTCGGTCTGGTCGAAGGCGACCCCGGACAGGGTTTTAGTGCGAACGATTGTTGGGGTCGTGTTGATTGTCCCCGTCGTGATTTGGTCCTCGTATTGTGTCCCACCGATTGACACGGTGAACACGGCTCCAGTAACTCCGATTGCGGGCATTTTTTATCCTTCTTTCATTTGTATTTGGACTTGTATTTCGGTTGTCATAACGGTGCCTTGCGATCCCAGGCTGAGGAGTTGCGGCGGGTTCACACTCGCGACGTTCACGGATGCGGGTAACGCGGCCAGTAGCACGTCGAGGGCGTCCTCAGTTGTTGAGATTGCCACCGAGTTAACTCGCACGTTTACGTTGAGTAGTAGCCTCCACCGCACCGCATAGTTCAGGGTTGATCCGATACGGGTCGGCTGTACCCACGGGGAGTCCGGGACGATAACAACGCTAGGGGTGACCGGGACTGTAGGAACCGTGTCGTAGATTTTGTACCCGAGCCCGGTCAGGCTCGTAACTATTAGTTCTCGGGCTTCCGTGGTGAGTGCCATTACCCGACCATCGTCGTCATCTGTTTGTAGGGTGCCAGTAGGACCATGACTCTAGCCATGAGCGCGGAATTAATCCGTGGTGAAGGTGTGAAGTCCACGCTAATAGATTCGCCCCCGGCCGCGTACGCCGCCTGATATGTCTCGACCGCGATACTCATAGCCGCGATTTTCAGGGGTGCCGGTTCCGCTTCGAACGAAACAAGCGTGACTAGGTAACCGATCAAGACACACGCCGAGTTGGCATGCAAGTCGAGCACGAGACTGTCGGGTGTCTCGTAATCAATATCCAGATTATCGGCCAGTTCCTGACCGGTTACCAATGCCATATCGGAACCTTCACTACCTTCCGGGGGTTGTTAGTTTCTTAGGACACAACTTCAAGAGACACGATTCCGGCGGCCGTGTAGGCGGCGCTGACACCGTAACCGTAGATTGCGATGTCGCGGCCAAGGTTGGCTACGTTCTCCGCCGTGGCGAGGGCTGGACCGTCCTCAATCCATGAGGCTGTCGCCGTGTTCGATACAAGGATGGCACCGGCTGCAAGGTTGCGGTCGTGAATCACTGGCAGGCCGGAGACGTTTACTCCGAGAGTGCCAGCGGTCGCCACACCTGACACGTTTGAGACAGGGTAGGCCGATGGGAAAAACGTCGACCAACCGCCGATTTCTGCAAACACGTTGCTGGCTACGAGGACAAACTCTGCCCCGCGACCGGTTGCCGTTTCCACAGTGACTGACGCTTGGAATACTCCGGCGCGGAAATCTGCGCCTGTCGTGTCGCCAGCAAAGTCGTAATTCTGTGGAGTGCTGGCTGCAAGCATTGCGTCAACAAACGCGTTATCTGTGATGAGCGCGTACGACGCGACCATAATCCGATTGTGCGCGTCAAGGTACGAGGGGCTCGAGCGCTGAAGCAACTGGTAGGAAATATCCGAACCGGCTGCAAACGTCTTAAGGCTTGCCGTTCCCTTCTTAATGTCGATCCGAACGGAATTAACTTCGGTCTTTTCTGTGGTCTGCTCCTCAACAATAAGTGCTAAGTCACCGTCAAAAAAAGGCCACGCGAACTCCATACCACTGGTGCCGGCTGATTCCACACCAAACGCGGTGATACCTGGTCGCCCAAGGTCGACGATGTTTTTAACGTCCATCATCCAGTTAGGAGGTAGTAGGCCGGGGTTGTTTGTCGTGATCTGGTCTGCGAGTGCGCGTGACTCAACTTCACCTGCGAGCACTGCCTTAGAGTATTCACCAAACGAACGGTAAACGGCTAGCGGGTGCTGAGCCTCTGAGATAAAGGCTTTAGCGCTAATGGTTTGTACTTCTTCACGCAGTGACTTGACTGCCTCGCGTGCTTCTTGGTCGACCGACACCAGTTCGGCCGATTCGATTGTGTCGGACATTGTTTCTCCTTCTTCTTCTCTAATGCTGCTGACACCGGCTGTGGCGTAAGCGGGATATGGGGTCAAACTGACTTCGAGTAGGTTCGCGGCGGTGTGTTGGATCGCGTCCCGGGCTTTGCTCATTATCGACTTTACGGGGTTGAAACCGACAGATAGGCCCTTGATTGTTTGGGTGCGGGCGAGTACGGCGGCATCGCGGCCTAGGGCCGTGTCCACGATTTCAAAGTCGATGTAAAGCCCGTCTTCGCGGTTCTCTGCGCCGGTGATCTTCCCGACCGGTTCCCCATGCCGGTAGGCCAGCGGCTTGCCGATCACGTTGGTTAGGTCGAAGGAGCCGGGTGCAAACGATTCGCGGACACCACCGATCATGGTTTCTGAGTTGTATGGCACTGCCATGCCGTGACCTGACCCGACGATGTCGCCGCTTTTGTCTTCGCGTTCCTCAAAAATGACGACTGATTCCGTGTTGAGTTGTTTCACCGTAGCGCTCCGTTCATATTGAATACTCCGAGTGTTGGTAGGTCTAAAAGGTTTTGGGCTTCCTCCACACTAATAACGTCCAGCGGTAGGAGTTTGGTTATGACTTCGGCGAGGGCCGCGATGTTGTCTCGCAGGAACGCGGTCGTATCAAAGTCGATCACGTAACCGGTCGGGGTGACATCGGGCATAGATAGGCGTTGCGCTACCAGATTCATCACCGGGCGTAGCGCCGTATCGAGCAGGTTACGGTACAGGTCTACCCTGTTCGAGTAGGTGAGGCTTGAACCTGGGACACCGGCCCCGACCCATATCGGGTCAAGATTAGCCAGGCGAGCGATAGCGACGGCCCCCATATTTTTAGCCTCAACGAGTTGAACGTCGCGGGCACTAAAGCCCATGACTTGAGCGTCGATCGTGTTGTTGAGATACGCGGTCCCACGGTTAGCGCGGGCTTCCTCCCATGCATCAAGTAGGGCGTCGACCTGTTCGGCGGGGAGATCCGGGCCGGAATTTTTGAGTGCCACTGTGGGGATAGGGGTTTCGGAATACATCAAGGTCGCGGCTTCGAGTGCTGCCGCCGTCGTAATCGCCGTGGCACCATTGGCCAACCATCCGCCTTCACCTGAGCCGTAGAATTTGATTACGTCCCTGGTCGGTACTCGTCGGGCGAGATAATAAAAAGGGTCCGCCGGTGGTTGCTGAGTCTCTTCGATCCCGGAGAAGACGGCCGGTGTGTCGGTAACGTCTTCGACCCTCATAACCTCGACAGAGGTCGGATACCCGGCGAAGTCCCGATCAATCACGAGCCAGTAAGCCCGGTCAAACATGAGAAGGTCTGAGAGTGTGCGCTGTATAACGTTGGCGTACGGGTAGATCGGTGACGGTTGTGACAGTAGTTGCCGGGCCGGTACGGGTTGCCCGTCGAAGTATTCGCGCAATGGGAACGCGCTAATCGTGTGCGTGTAGGTTTTGAGGGCGTCCACGAACGCGGGGACCTGCATGGCTGTGGGTCGCGTTGATCGACCGGCCAACTGGTTAGTGAGTAAGGCGTAGAGTCCCGAGGATTCACGTACGTGAGAGGTCGCAGGTTCCTGTGCTGTCACCATAGCCTGGGAAATAGACTCTTGGCCTCTCACAACGCGAAGGGCTCGGGGGAACACCATGGGGCCAGTGTAGCCCCTTACCACGGTTTGATTGCGTTTACGTGCGTTTGCGTGATTTATGCGTGTCGGCGTGTCGGTCTACGTGACCTAATCATCGCCACACTGCGAGGGGCTTTAGCCGCTTGGCTAACGGCGAACATTACGGCCCTAGCGGCATAAACACCGTTGCGGCCCATTGGAGCGGTTAGTACCCAACCGCCTTGGCGTTGGCTTATCTTGGAGTTAGCAAAGTGTTCCTGCAATACTTGGCTACCATCGTGGCGTAATTGTTGGCGGCTAAATAAGTCCTGGAGTACTTGGGTGGCGCTGACGGCTTCACGCTGACCCACGAGTGCATCAAACTTTTGACGTAGCCTCTCTACATAGCCAGGCGTCACTTGAATATAGAGGCTTGGATGCTCGGCCCGGATCTTCTCGAGTTGCTGATCGACCTCGGCTATCGTCCGGTGAGTAGTAACCCGGACAACGATTAGGCCCTCAGGATTGGGTGCGGCGATTGCTACGGCGTGACCCATCCCATCGAAGTCTGTTTCGACCGCAACCGACCAGGTTCCCGACTCGGGAAGTCTCACCTCAGGGTCGAGAGTTCCGGTCCACCACTTGTCCAGTAGCCAATGATCTGACCGGATCACCCACTGGTTGCAGTACTGCCGCCGAAACGCGCTCTCCTCAATGCGAGCCCACTGCTCGGCTAGGAAAGTTTCGCGGCGCTCCGACCATTCAGGGCTGCCCCATTTCCAAGTGCTAACGAGTTCGGGGTCGGCCTCAGCCGGTGCGCTCCACTCAAGAAGTAGGACCGTCGAGGGTTCATCATCGTCTAGGCGGTCAAGTGCCCGCTGCCGGTAGGACTGCATTAGGTCGGATTGTGAGTCCCCGGCCGTCGAGACTAGGTAGATCTGTGGTTGCTCTCGCATGACCATAGTGGGTGCTATCGAGTCGGAGATGACGCTTTGGGGGATTTTCCATGCCTCATCGCAAAATACCATGGACACGGAATAGCCCACCCCGGCGGAATCGTTTGCCGCATGAATGAGCCACCGATCACCGCTAGGTAGTTCAATCCCGGCGGCCTCGTTTCCCCACTTCACGGATTTTTTCCCGTAAGTCTCAGTCGCCCATAAACCAGCGGGCCGCATTACTTCCATCGCCGTAGAGCGCTTGTTAGCCACATGCAAAATAGTTTGAGTCTCCCCAAACTGCTCCCCATGATGCAGCCGCCACATGCAAATAGCCCGGCTTAGCCACGACTTACCCGACTGGCGACCTACAGTAATAATCACCGCCGACCAAACGAGTTTCATATTGGCGTCATGTTCGAGCGCCCGGTCGAGTGCGTAACGCTGCCAGGCAAACAATTCCATGCCAAACACACTAGTGAGCCACTCGGCGGCCTCCTCACCAAACGAGCCTGTAACCACGCTAGGCGCTTTAGTCTCGAGCCTAGGCATCACGAACCCTAAGGCGTGAAGTCGGGGCTCTGTCGGCTTGTATCGGCCCTCCTCCGACCCCCTTGGGGGGAAAGGCGAGAGGGCGGCGGGAGTCAATCGTTGTTTGATCAAAAATCCACTTTCCTCTTGTGTGTCAGGAATTATTTTATATTTTTCTTTTCTTTCCTTTATTTCTGGATACTTCGACGGTCTTATCTTTTCTAAGGCTGTTTGGTTTTCTCTCCTATACCTGTCCCTCACTAGCATGGCAGGGTGGGCGGCCTTGCAGTCTTGGTTATCGCATAGGACTCTGTTTAGTACGGGTTCGTCTGCTTGTGGATCGGTCTTGGTCGTCGTGTTGTGTGTGCATTGTGCATCGCATACGACGCAGTTGTATGTCCATTCGATTGACCAGGTGGGTGCGGTAGGGCGTGGTGTGTCGTCGTAGCATTTCTTGGAGCAATACTTACCTGCGCTTTTACGGTTGGGTGGGTACACGGTGCCACACCCTAGGCAGGTTGCCATGCGTCTTTGCCTGTCGCTTCGGTTGCTTGTTGTTCCTTGGCGTGAGGCGCTGGATCTTTGGGCTCCGATCTTGCCGCCGTGTTGCCTGTTGCATTTCATGTGGCTTATGCCTGAGCCGTCTAACCCTGGTGATATGTCGCCTGTTACTGCTAGTGGTGGTTCGTGGTCTGCGCTCGGGCCCATTGGGTCGCGTCCGCTTAGGGTCATGTCTACTTCGTAGCCGCATCGTATGCATATGGGTTCACAGTGGAGCATGACGAGTTTGCGCCATCTGGCGTATTCGGCTGTTTGGTGGAGGCTGCTCATCTCGTTGTGTCCATGAGTATGCGGGAGATGGAGGCTTGTGGGTAGCCTTTGGCCCTAGCCTGGTCTGCACGCATGAGGCGTCCGGTGAGGTTGTCGCGGCAGTAGAGGCATGGCCATGTTCCTGCGGTGTTGTCTATCCAGCCTTTGTAGCATCGTGCATGGTCGCATCCGCATCCGGCTAGGCCGCAATGTGCGTCGTATTTGCTGTAGTGGATTGGTTCGTGTGTCATGCGTTTGTCCTTTGGTCTAGTGATGATCGCCCTTTGTCTTTGGCTTGGTGGCCCAATCCAAAGGGCTCTTGGTGGTTGGTTTTTGGTATTACTCACCCTACCTGCGCGGTCGGGCGTGTTGCCCTGTCCTACACGAAACCAGTGCTATTTCCTCCGGCATGCTGGTTAATCGTCTACCCTGTAATGATCGGGGCGTCAGGGCATGACACGCCACGACTAGCATCAAGGCACACCCTTTTGTAGGTGGTCGATGTAACCGGATGCATCGGTCTTGTTCATCTCAGTAATGCTCGTGACGGCTGTTTTGTTGAGCCCGGTTAGCCAGGCGTTCACGTTGGCGAGTTTGTCCAGGTCGTCACGAATGTCACGTTTAGCGAGTATGGCGTGTATTGCTTTGAGTTGCGGGCCAGTCAATGGGTACATGCTCGAGCCCTTGCCCGGTACAGCGCCGTCATATTGTGGTGCTGGTGCCTCAGTAACCCAAGGGTCATCCGGTAGCGCCTCAGTGGTTCGCATGACCTTGCCTCGCTCTTTAGCGTGCTGTATCTCGTCTAGAGTCGCTATAGATGCGTCTATGCCAATGCCTAGGGCCCCTATCGCACGGCCCCAAGAACTCGTCTCAAGATTTTGTAACTCCGATCCCCTGGTGAAGTTAGTCGTGCCGGGTACGATTTCCCACGCGGTACCAATACCAGGGCGAGCATCGTCGGGTGTGCGGTAGGCGTATGCCCTGCCTATTACCCATTGCTTGCCTTCGACCTCCACGAATGTAGGCGGGTCCATTTGTAGTGAGCCCTCAGGGTGTCGGGCCATAAATAGTTTGATTCGGGTTGGTACGTCCACATAACCGTCAAGGTTGTAGGTCATTCGCTGCTCACATTGTCGATCATGTGTCGTAAAAGCCAATTCATGACATCTAAGTTACCTACACGTTCGCTGTTAGTGGTTTCATATAGAATGTCCTCTAGGGCCTGTAAATAGCCCTGTTGATATTTGTTCATCGTCGGCCCCCTCTTTTGCCAATTATTAGTGAGGGTCATTCGCTGTCCGTATCGTCGATCATGTGCCAGATGAGATGACAGACGGCGTCAACACTGTCAGGCTTCTCTACCGCTATTTCTGTCAGTACAACATGCAAGGCATCAAGGTATGCGTCAATGTAGTCACTCACCACGACCACCTACATAGCCCCACGCTAAACCGATGACTAGGCCAGCGAGTAGGCAAGCGAGCCCTACCAGTGCCGGGTTCACGCTGTGCGCTTCCACATGCGAATCGAGCGGCCGTTATTGGATTCCCGTGTGCTTACTACGTAGTTACCCATGGAGGTAATGACACCCATTGACGCCCATGACCGGAATAGTGCCCCTATTTGGTTTGGGTGACCGTCGGGTAGGCCGATCGCTTCGATGA